CTATATCCCCAAAATACATTCTTAATAGGTTTTGTACTATGAAGATCATAGATATAATTAGTTATACCTATTGCGTTTTCAAATTTTGTTTTAACTAGATTTTCTGGAAGGATACCGAGTTTGTCAATGATAGTTACACCTGCCACTCTATCGGCATCAGTGACAAATGTTTTTCTTGCGTTCTTTTTTAGATCGCCCATTTTATATAAAAACTTTTTAAAGTCTTCTATGTTTGACGGTCTAAATTTGTTGTTAAATGCAAGCGCTGGAAACAACTCTGTAATTGCAGCTGTCGCTGTAGTGTCTACACGTGCTTCATTTAAATACTGTTCAAAACTTAACATACACCTCTCCCATGTATCTAATATATCACATATCCCATTACAAAGCAAGTAAATTCGATAGTAATATTTATAATTCTTTAGTACACAGAAAGTTAGGAATGCCTTGATTATACTTCCATACTTGATGTTTATTCTGGAAATCTGCTAGTTTTTGTGCGTCTTCTTCAAAGTCATAGACTGCGACAATTCGCTTGGCGTTCTCTCTGACTTGCCAGTAGAGTTCTTTGCCCCTTTTTGCGAGCTTGATAGTATACTTTAATTTCTTAGAATACACTCTTTTTTTACGAGAAGTTGCCATAAGTATTACCTTTGTTCTTCTTTATATATGATTCGAGGGCATCTTCATCGTTCTCCTCGACTTGTTGACCAACTAAAGTTTGTGCTGATTGTTCAACATCAAATAGTTTCATTCTTGCTCGATCTACACCAATAACAAACTTCTTATTCATTGTAGGATCGTTGTATCTATTCTTTAGTTGTTTTACCATCATCTGACCTGCTTGTTCTAACTCATCGTTAGAGATTAACGCAAACATAAAATCTGCTGTTGCAGGTAGACCAAATGATTCGGAAGTATCTTCAAGGCCAACATCTGTAGACACGAAACCAGTTCTTGTAGTTTGTGTCGCTGTCATAATAGGTAAGTTGGATTCTACAGCCAACCCTCTAAGTTCTTCAGCAATTGCCTTAACATATGTGTAACTATTAACATTGGCACCAGGTTTGAAACGTGAACTAGCACAGATATTGATGTAATCAATAAACACAATATCTGGCTTGAACGTTTTCTTCAAAGCCAATTCATTGATCAATGCTTTGAAGTGACCAGCACCAGCAGAGGCAGTAGGATATTCTTTGATAACTAATCTACCTGTTGTTGCCTCTTTTAATTTTTGTATCTTGTCTGAGAATAATTTCTTGTTTAATGAATGTAAATCATCTGTAGAAATATTAAGTAAGTTTGCATCTATTCTTTCTGCAATTCTTTCCTCTGCCATTTCCATAGTGATATACAAAACATTTTTATTAATCGACAATGCATGTGCAGCCATGTGTGTCATAAACATTGTCTTACCAACACCAGTACCTGCCAATGCAACGTTCAACGTTTTGTTTGGCAAACCACCTTTGGTAATCTTGTTGAAGTATGATAAATCAAATTCAATACGTTCTAGTTTTTGATGATAGTAATCAAATCTTCTATCAACATCATCTAAATAATCATGGCCAACATGAGAATCAAAAGAGACACCCAATGCATCGCTTAGTATTTCTGGTATCGCTTCTGGTGTCCGTCTTGTATCTTTACGCTCAAGTATTTGAATACCATCCATCACTGCGTTATGTATCGCACGATCTTTACAAAACTTCTCTGTAGTTTCTACTAACCAATCTAAATTAATATCTTCAGGATTCAAAGATTGTATCAAAGCAACAATCTGTTTATATTCTTCATCCGTAATATCTCTACGGTTCTGAATATCAATCTCTAAAGTTTCTCTGGTTGGAAGTTTGTTATACTGAGTTGTGAATTTAAAGATTTCACTAAACAAAATCTTTTCTAAACGATTTGAAAAGTAATCTTCTTTAATAAAAGGTAATACCTTTCTACTATAATCTTCGTTATGTATTAGATTCTTTAGTGTGGTTCTTTCTATTCTTTCGCTCATTTCATCTCCAGTTGTATGTTTTCATGTAGTATATCATTTGTTAGTTTCTTAAATTCTTCACTTTCAGTATCACAACCTTTTGGATTATGAATTACAGTGTAGTCATATTTAATTCTTAGTTGACCTTCTTCTTCTAAAAATTTGACACTACCATAAACATACTGAACATCTTTAAACGGACCATCATCAATATTGATGAGATCGTGTTCGTATCTAATATGTTGTACGTATCTATACTTCGTTCGAGCCATAAGAAAATTCTTTTTTGGCAGCTTCTTCTAGTTGCTCCATAATTTCTTTTGTGAAATATTTCTCTGGTTCATTCTGTATAGTTTTCGAATATTGTTTACTGCCATCTGGCAATTCAATTCTTGTTGATACTTGTTTGAAGATACCATGTTTTAATGCCAAGTCTAATAGACCATAGTGTCTATCTAAACCTGTTTCATATCTCAATCTTGTATCAACCATTACGTTCTCTTTAGATAATCTACTTTTATGAGTTTTACAATGGATGATGTTACCGATAATATCAGTACCATCTTTTTCTTTTTTCTTAGATAGGTATACGATAGTTGAGGCTGCATACTTCAAGCCTGAACCACCACCCATTTCTTTTTGTGGAAACATTGAACCAATCACATCGTAAGTATGATTAGTAATCACAAGTGGCACTTTCGCTTTACCAAGTTTCAATGTCAACACTCTAAATGCAGCCTTGACAACTTGACTTCGTGTCATGTCTCTTGTTTCTTTACCATCTGCTGTATCTTCAATCTCTTTTGTTGTAGATAACATACCCAAAGAATCTAATACCATAAACAATGGTTTTCTTTTTGATTCATCTATTTCCAAATAAGAATCCAATACTCTTAATGATTGTGTTCTAAATTCTTGTACTGTTGTCACTGGCATGATTGCAATACGTTTTGTATCAATGCCACGACTTTCAACTAAATCTTTTGTTAATGCACTTTCTGATTCGAAGTATACCACGTTGGCATCTGGATTATTATCCAGAAAGTTTTTCACCATTCCTAATACAAAGAATGTCTTACCAGTTGCACTTTCGCCAGCGATAGCTGTGATCTTATTTCCAGGAAGACCACCTTGAAGTGAACCTGATATCAGGCCGTTGAAAATATACGAACCTGTATCAATGAAATTAGCAACGTCACCTGCCTCAACACCATCGTCAACAATGGCTGCAAATTCATTACCAGTCTCTTTGATTATATCTTTTAAAAAATCACTCATTCAATTACTCCATTTTAATAGGGCTATTATACCACATTTTTTACTTTTTGTCAAGGTTTATTTTACTCAACACGTTATTATATATCGATTCTGCAATCGACTTCATCATTAGAGGGGGCACCATTCTGCCTATTCTCTCTGCCTTTTGATTCCACTTACCAGTGAGTTTGAAGTCATCTGGTAGTGACATTATACGTTTCAGTTCGCCTAGTGTTAGTTTTCTAGGTTCATTCCAATGAAACGCACCTGCGTTTGTTTGACCATTACCCATTGCTGTCAGTGTGGGTGCTGGTGCATATTCTGAAACACGTTTTAAATTAAAGTGATGACCTTTTGGATGATAGTCACCACCAGTCAAAACTTTATCAGGATTAGTCGGCATCTTACTACCTGTGTCTTTCCAATATGCTGTCTTTGTAAACTTCTCAGTTAATTCTTTTACTTCTTCATCATCGTATTGTAAATCAATCAATGCATCTTTCAATGGTATAACATCTGCACTTGGTTCAGGAAATACATTTTGTATTGTCATAAAATTTAAACCAACTTGCTCTGCAATATCATTTCGAATACCTATGAAGATAACTCTCGTTCTTGTTTGAGATACACCATAGTTCTTACTATTCATTACTTGCGAACAAACATCATAACCAATATTCTCAAATTCATTTATAATTTTATTGTAATATTCTTTTGCCTCACCAATCGTTAGACCTGCCACATTTTCTGCAACAATAACTTTTGGTTTGATATCTTTTGCCACTCTTAGAAACTCAAAGAACAAGTCTTCGATATTCTCAACCATCATACCATCTGAGTACTTTTTAGTCTGTCCCCAACCATCTGAATGTTTACCACCCGTAGAATGTGACAGTTTACCGGCCACAGAGAACGCTGAGCAAGGAGGAGACCCGTCTAGTATGTCAATGTCTGTAGTTCCTGCAATGTCTGTAAAATCTTTCGCTGTGAGTTTCTTAATGTCACCAGGTAGAATAGGGGTGTCTGGATAGTTCTCTTTGTATGTATTTTGTGCTTCTTCTACAAACTCATTAATACACAATATCTTACCACCTGCCAATCGATAACCAGTTGACGACCCACCACCACCAGCAAATGTAGAGATTACATTAAACTTGTTTTGTGATGATGCCTCGTTGACATCTTTTAAATTATATGGTTTATACTTACTCAAAAAAACTCTCTATTGTATTCATACCACTTGCATCAACTTTCCAATTGATTGCCTCTAAGATAAACTTCAATGGTTCGAAGAATGACTTTTGGAATTGTGTTTCATAATCAATTACAGAATGAAAGTTAAACTGTGGTGGTAGTTTTGTTAGAAACGAAATCACATTTGTTTGATGTGTGTTTGGTTTTCTTAACAACACATATTTAATTTTATCACCTTCTTGTATTTCTTGGAATCTTGTTAATAACTTTTTCTCATGTAGTATATGATTATATATCAAACTACCTTTGACGTGCATTGGTGTTGACTTTCTAAAGATAGAGTTTGAATCCATATACTTCTTTAGACCTTTTACTGATCTAGGAAATGCAATCTTCTCAGCAGGCATGTGTTCAAACTCTTGTCTGAAATCATTTACAAATGTTCTTAGTTCTTTTTCTGATTGCGACATAATAATATTTAGCGCTTGTTTAATCTTAGATCGACACACTGCAGGTGTAGAAGATTTAACAGCCTCGATGCCCATAATCTTTAGTTGTGGTTCTGCATACTGAACACCTTCACTATTATGTACATTTAAAATATATCTTTTCTTCGCTGTCCATATACCTTTGTCTGCGATTACTTCTCGTTTCATAAACATTTTCTGTTGATAAGCATTCATGTATTCTGCTAGTTCAGCATAACAAGTATCGATATATGGTTCAACCTTTTCTTCACAAAACTTGTCTAGTGCTTTTACAACTTTAGTTTTATCTAAGTTATCGCCTAGTCTTTTTACAAGACCTGACATATTAATATAAATTGAATCTGTATCTGAGGCAATAATATAATCTTTATCTTTTGTTTTCAGTAAATGATTTAAATAAGCATTCATCTTATTTTCAATCCATCGAATAGCCAATTGACCAGAAGTTGTTATTGCCTCTGCCTCTCTGTGATCATAGTATCTAAAATATTGATTACCAATCGCACCATAGGCTGAGTTCAATGAAATCTTTTTAGAAAACTGTATGATATGATATTTTGCAATATCATTTAATAATTTTTTATTCTTTGTTTTTTGATATTCTTGTTGTGCTTGTATCATTAATTTTTTATACTTCACACGGTCGTTGTATTCTTTCTCTAACATCTCAGGTAGAAAACCTTGTTTATCAGTTTTATACATTGTGCCATTGGCTGCAATTGCGATGTTATTATCTTTGAGTTTAGATAGATTATATTTCTTATCTAATAGTTTGTCAATCTTCAAATCACTTTGAGAGTTTATGATAGTCTCTGGTGAAATATTATATTGCATAATCAAATGTGGATACAGTGAGTTCAAGTCAAAAGACACAACCCATTCATGCATACCAACTTGTGGGTCTTTGACATATGCACCAACAAGATCAGTAGAACCCTTAGACTTTTGTTTAAGTGGTGGTATAATATTTTTAGATTTAAGATGATTGTAGATT